TTCGCTGCGTATGATATTCTTTCACAGGATTTAGACGCGGCGGTTAAAGGAGAATCTGTTGACTATCAAGGTTTACTTGAAACGGCCAACAGATTAATTAGTGAATCTCGTTTTCTCAAAGCTGGAGCTTTATCACATCGAGTTGCTTCAGCAGCCAATGACTTGAAACTGAGAGTTGATCGCTTAAAAACTGCATTGTCTAGTACAGGCCTTCGAAAAGCCCCATTCTCAGTCTTAATTTATGGACCCCCAGGTATCGGTAAAACTTCTGTTTGCCGTTTGATCATCGAATCCTATCATGCTATTACTCGGTCTCATGGCCGTAATTTAGATCTTCGAGAAAACTTTGGTGATTGTATTTACTATCGTAATCAATTTGATGAGTACTTTAGTGGATACTTAGGTCATCCATATGTTGTTTTTGATGATATTGCATGGGAGAAGCGTGATAATCTCGCTAACAATCCTAAAAATTCTCTTCAAGAAGTTATTGCTTGTATCAATAATTCTCCTTTTTCAACCAATCAAGCAGCACTTGAAGATAAGGGTCGCATTCCCTTTTGCGCTCGATGTATTGTTGCTACTACTAACACAAAAGATGTGAGTGCTCGTGCTGTTGCGCAATGCCCTACTGCTATTCTTCGTAGATTCGGAGTTATTATTACTCCCGTCGTTAAACCGGAGTATCGCAAACACATCTGTGTTGGAAGCTCTTTTGTTGAGACTTTTATGATCGATCCTTCTGCCTATAGTGACAATGCCTGGAATTTTCGTGTGGAAACAACCTCTTTGAATCAGAACAAGAATGTTTTATATCATTCTTGGAAAGTTGTTGGAGGAGTTCCTATCGAAGGACAAGGCCATCCTATTGATAACTCCGATCAACATTTAACGGATGTTATGTCATTAGAGGATTTGATGATTTTTCTTGATCATTATGTTGAGAAACATGAAAAAGGTCAGGAATCTCTTATGTCCTCTCTTACTCACGAGTCTGTCTTTTGTAAGCACAAAAATTTACAACGTTTGTGCAACATTTGTCCTCAACAATT